TAGCAGGATACTCAGACAACGTTTCAACTTCATCAATAACAGCTTCACTAGTAGACGAGATAGCAGAACTTACACGTAAGTTTATAGCTCAGTCTTCAACTAAGGCAGCATATACAATGTTCAAAGTAATGGGCGATGTAGATATGTTAGGTGCTAAAGAAAAGATGACTGCTGCTAAAGACATTATGGATAGAGCAGGATTTGTTAAAACAGAGAAGGTGGAAGTATCTACTGTAGAACCAGTATTCATTCTACCTGCTAAGAAAGAGGAATAGTATGCCAGTAAAGAAAGACCCTAGATTAGCTAGAGCAGGTGTATCAGGTTTCAATAAACCTAAGCGTACTCCTAACCACCCTAAGAAGTCTCACGTAGTTGTTGCTAAGGTTGGTGAACAAATTAAGACTATACGTTTTGGTGAGCAAGGTGCTAAGACTGCAGGTAAACCTAAAGCAGGTGAGTCTGATAAGATGAAGAAGAAAAGAGCATCATTTAAAGCTAGACATGGTAAGAACATTGCTAAAGGTAAGATGTCAGCAGCTTATTGGGCTGATAAGGCTAAGTGGTAATGGCTGCTAAGAAACCTAAAAGTAAAGTTAACGCATCTGGCAACTACACTAAACCTACAATGCGTAAGAGACTCTTTGCTAAGATCAAAGCAGGTACTAAAGGTGGTTCAGCAGGTCAATGGTCTGCTCGTAAGGCACAGATGTTAGCTAAACAATACAAAGCTGCAGGTGGAGGATACAAGAAATGAAGGGTCCTCAGAAGTCACTTAATAAATGGACTAAAGAGAAGTGGGGTACTAAATCAGGTAAAAACTCTACTCAAGGTTCTAAAGCTACTGGTGAAAGGTATCTACCTAAAGCAGCTAGAGAAGCTTTAACAGATAAAGAATATGCAGCAACATCTGCTGCTAAGCGTAAAGGTAAAGCGTCTGGTAAACAGTTCGTTAAACAACCAAAGAAAATAGCTGCAAAGACAGCTAAGTACAGGTTCAATAAAGGTGGTTACGTTGCATGTGGTGCATCTAATCCAGGAACTCATAAGAAAACTACTTGACAAACTAATGTGTGTGTGATATATATATCCTTATGTAAATAATAAAGGATTATATTGTGTCTTTCTTAAAACTGCCAAACATAACACTGCGTAAGCACATAGAACTTGAAGTATACTGTTCAAGCCCTGCATTAGATAAAATGAAGTTTTTTGACTTGTCGTCTAGGTTTAAAAAACAACATATGAAACCAGAGAAAGGCAAGAGGTCTATAGCTACTTGTCATGGCTTCATAGAGATGCAAAGACACAGTGTATGTCTACAGTCTTGGATGGACTGGTCAATGGAAGTAACAGAAGAAAATATAAACTTTAAATCTGCAGAACCTAAGTTCCTTCAGACAGATACTTCTCATACTAACATTACTAACGGTTGGGCTGATAAACACAATTTAATTGTAGTTAAGGTACATGTCCCTTTTGTTGTGTATAGTAAAGACGATGTAGACTTCGTAATGGCCCCAAGTCCCTTTATGCACCATAACTTACACATGCCTAGTGGAATGGTAAACTTTCACCATACTAGGTTCCTCAACTTCTTTATATATCTACATAAGGATTATAAAAGAGTTTGGGAGTTTCAAATGGGGGACAACTTGCTTAACTTTGCGCCTATGAGTGATAGACCTCTTAAGGTACATAACTTATACGATAAAGACAAGTTTGATTATTATGCAGAAGACACATTACACTTGACCAACTCTAATGGCTTTTATCGTAGAAGAAGTCGCTTGACAAAGTAAGAAGGGTGTGATATAAAGATGGCTAGGAAACAAGCTCCAACATTAACTGCTATTCCCGTAGACCAAGCATGGAAGATTCCTAAGAGAGGTTTAGACGGAGAGTACTACCCAATAGTAAGAGTAGGTAGACATATTCCTTTTGGATATGAGCAAGATGAAGGTGATAAAGATATACTCCAACCAATCCCCGAACAACTAGAAATGTTAGAGATGGCTAAGAAGTACTTGAAAGAGTACAGTCTCCGACTAGTAGCCAGATGGCTTACAGAACAATCGGGTAGATATATTTCACATGTAGGATTAAACAAACGTGTCAGCATCGAAGAAAAACGAAGGTATACGGCCTCAGCCCATAGAGACTATGCAAGGCGCTACCAAGAAGCAAGTGAAAAAGCGAGAGTCATCGAAGAAGAAAGACTCGGTGGTAGAAGTACAAGAAAGCTCGATAGAGACGACTGAACCAACTCCTACCTACGCACAACCTAAACCAGAGCCTATTGATGTCAAGAAAGCACAAGACATTATCTTTGCTCCTAATCCTGGACCTCAGGAAGACTTCCTAGCTTCTAATGAGCAGGAAGTTTTATACGGTGGAGCAGCAGGTGGTGGTAAATCATATGCGATGGTTGCAGACCCAGTACGTTACTTTAACAATGGACAGTCTAGAGGATTGTTAGTTAGACGTAGTACAGAAGAATTAAGAGAACTTATCTCAGTATCTAAACAGTTATACCCAAGGGCTATTCCAGGTATTAAGTTTATGGAAAGAGATAAGACTTGGGTAGCTCCTAGTGGTGCTACTTTATGGATGTCATATCTTGATAGAGATGATGATGTTATGAGATACCAGGGACAGGCTTTTAACTGGATAGGACTCGATGAGCTTACACAGTGGCCTTCCCCTTTTGCTTGGAACTACATGAGATCACGTCTACGTGCTACTAGTGCTTCTAAGCTACCTCTTTATATGAGAGCAACAACAAACCCTGGTGGCCCAGGACACTTCTGGGTTAAGAAGACCTTCATAGACCCTGCTCCTGCTAATACATCTTTCAACGCTACTGATGAGCATGGTGAAGTAATCGAATGGCCTAAAGGACACTCAAGAGAAGGTGAGCCTTTATTTAAACGTAGGTTTATACCTGCTAACTTGTTTAACAATCCATACTTAGCAGAAGATGGAATGTATGAAGCAAACCTACTATCAATGCCAGAGCATCAACGTAGACAGTTGTTAGATGGTGATTGGAGTATATCAGAAGGTTCAGCCTTCAGTGAGTTTAGTGTTAAGAAGCATGTAATACCACCATATGATATACCAGATAGTTGGGCTAAGTTTAGAGCATGTGACTACGGTTACGGTTCGATGACAGCAGTATTATGGTTTGCTGTAGCTCCTGATGAACAGATAGTTATATACAGAGAGTTATATGTTAATAAGACTACTGCTTCTGATTTAGCAGATATGATTATAGAGATAGAAAAAGGTGAACGTATAAGATACGGAGTACTCGATAGCTCTTTGTGGCACAATCGAGGAGACACAGGACCTAGCTTAGCAGAGCAAATGATTCAAAAGGGTTGTCGTTGGAGACCATCAGATAGATCAAAAGGCTCACGTATAGCAGGTAAGAACGAAATACACAGACGACTTCAAGTAGATGAGTTTACAGAACAACCTAGAATAGTCTTCTTTAATACTTGCCGTAACATAATATCAGAATTACCCTCTCTTCCTCTTGATAAGAACAATCTAGAAGATGTAGATACTAAGAGTCCCATAGACCACGGTTATGATGCTCTACGATACGGTCTAATGACTAGACCAAGATCATCACTTTGGGATTATGACCCTTCTACACAACGATCAGGCTTTCAGATGTCTGACCCCACATTTGGCTACTAAGGAATAAAACATGGATGAGTACGAAATGGACGAACAAGTAATGGAAACTATCATGGATGATGCAGAGTCTTCCTTTGTAGATGACATAAATGAAGGCGATACAACAGATGAGCCAGTAGGTAAGGTAGTTTCATACGTTACTGAACGTTTTAAGAGAGCTGAGACAGCTAGATACACTGATGAAGAGCGTTGGGTTAAGTCTTACCGTAACTACAGAGGTATATATGGCCCTGATGTGCAGTTTACAAGCACTGAGAAGTCTAGAATCTTTGTTAAAGTTACTAAAACTAAAGTATTAGCTGCATATGGTCAGTTAGTAGAGGTTTTATTCGGTAATAACAAGTTCCCTATCTCTATTGACCCTACTACATTACCAGAAGGCATAGCAGAATCTATGCATTTTGAGTCTAACCCAGATATGCAAGCAGCCAAGGCTGACAAAGCTCCTACAATTAGCCCTGAGGACGCTAAATTACGCCCAGGAGAGACTATCCCAGACCTTATGGAACGATTAGGTGGAATGGCTGATGATTTAGCTCCAGTGGCTGATATTATGGAGGAAGGTGAAGGTAGAACTGCTACTGAAGTAACCGTACATCCTGCAATGGTAGCTGCTAAGAAGATGGAAAAGAAGATACATGACCAATTAGAAGAATCAGGTGCATCTAAGAAGCTTAGAACAGCTGCATTTGAATGTGCTTTGTTTGGTACAGGTGTTATGAAGGGCCCTTTTGCTGTAGATAAAGAATATCCTAATTGGGATGACGAAGGTAACTATAAACCTCGTGTTAAAACAATGCCTCAGTGTGATGCTGTTTCAGTATGGAACTTCTACCCAGACCCAGACGCTAATTCAATGGATGAAGCTGAGTATGTAGTAGAACGTCACAAGATGTCTAAGTCACAACTACGTGCACTTAAGAAACGTCCATTCTTCCGTAAGAACGCTGTTGATATGGCAATGGGTTATGGTCAGTCCTACACTAAAGAGTGGTGGGAACAGGCTATGGAAGACGATGCACAACAAACAGCTACAGAACGATATGAAGTACTTGAGTTCTGGGGTTATGTAGATACAGAAGTATTAGAAGACCATGATGTTGATATTCCATCAGAACTAAAAGATGTAGATCAGCTTAACTGTAACATCTGGATTTGTAATGGACAAGTAATCCGTCTAGTAATGAATCCATTTAACCCACAGGTTATACCTTACTACGCAGTACCATACGAAGTAAACCCTTACTCTTTCTTTGGAGTTGGTCTAGCTGAGAACATGGATGATACACAATCTCTAATGAATGGCTTTATGAGAATGGCTGTAGACAATGCTGCTTTATCAGGTAACTTATTAATTGAAGTAGATGAGAACAACCTAACTCCAGGTCAGAACCTAGATATATACCCTGGAAAAGTCTTCCGTAGAAACGGTGGGGCTCCAGGTCAAGCCATCTTCGGTACTAAGTTCCCTAACGTATCTAATGAGAACATGCAGATGTTTGATAAGGCTCGTCAGTTATCTGATGAATCAACTGGTCTACCTAGCTTTGCTCACGGTCAGACAGGTGTATCTGGTGTTGGACGTACAGCGTCTGGTATCTCTATGCTTATGTCAGCAGCTAACGGCTCTGTAAGAACAGTTATCAAGAACGTAGACGACTATCTATTAGGTCCTCTAGGTAAATCATTCTTCTCCTTTAACATGCAATTTGATTATGACCCAGAGATCAAGGGTGATCTAGAAGTTAAAGCACAAGGTACATCATCATTAATGGCTAACGAAGTTCGTAGTCAACGATTAATGCAGTTCTTACAAGTAGTACAGAACCCTGCTTTAGCACCATTTGCTAAGATGGATTATGTTATACGTGAGATTGCTGAGTCAATGGACTTAGA